CTATAGGTCGGCAGCTCCCCGCCGAGAGCGACATAGGCCTCCTGGGTCGTGTCCTCGATGTATGTCCGCTGCGTCCCCCATTGATAATTAAACAGGTGAGGGGTCGGGGTCCCTCCGACGTGGACCACCCTCGTGCGCTCGGAGACCAGCTCCCGCTCCCTGCGATACATCTCCGAGAATGTCCGCGCCCTCGGTATCATGGCAGGACGGAGGGCATCGGTCAGCGGCGCGGGCTCGCTGATGGTGGTCTCCGTCAGACTCCACCCATACAGCTCGAATCGCCCGAGCTCGGTGATGGTGACCTGGAATGTGTGGTATGAGCTGATTCGCCCATTGAGGCGGGGATACACGAGGACATGATTGACACCGAAGGCCCCGCCCGCCTTCCCCATAATCATCCGAGGTCCTGGATATCCATAGAACTCCTCGGGGTCTGACCCCGATGCATCCTCCGCGAAGTCCACCCTCCACCGCTTGTCATCATCGAAGGTCGCGCCGATGGTGTTGCCGAGGTTGAGGCGATAGTCGAAGCTGCCGATGTCGGTGTCATGGCGCGTGTCGGTCGCGGTGGAGGTCGGGATCTGCTCGGACACGAAGACAAGCCACACGACCACGACCTCCCCCTCCAGGCCTTCCGTGTCGAAGGTCAGCTCCACCTCCTGGACGGAGGCATCGTCGGAGATGGTCGTGTAAAGGCTCCCACTGTGGACCGCGCCGCTTGTGGTCTGGAGGATGAGGCGCGCCTTGATGGCATCGCCTCCAGCTCCATCGGAGGTCGCAAGTCCGCGGAGCTTACAAGTGATCTCGGTGCATCCTGGCGAGATGTGCCAGGGAGACAGCGGGACACACCACGCGCCCACGCTGGCCAGGGTGGGACGGTCATCCGCACCGTATGACTTCCCAGCGCCGCGCCCCCGCTCGGTGTAGGCCTCCCTGATGTTCGCGTCCACTTGTTGACACACGAAGGCATCCAGGGGGCGGCTCAAGGTGGAGGACACCGCATCACTGTCCAGCTTCTTAAAGGCCATCGGTCAGCTCCTGTAAGTCTTCGGATCATCGCTCCCGAGCTGCTCGGATGCATTGGCGATGAATGTCCAGTCATCTTTCTGGGAGCTCAGAACCTGCGCGTATGCCGAGGGGCGGATGATGTCTCCCGCCGATGGCGCGGAGGAGGCGGGAGGCGTGACCGTGATCTGATTCCCGACAATGGAGGATATCTTGAGGGCGGTATCCTGCGCGGTCCCGAACTCATCCATGATGTCGATGTAATCGCCCGCAGCGAAGCCCTGGATGTCCTTCCCGAGTGGTCCTGACCCGCTCTCAGTGAAGTCGTTATCCCCGATAGAGAACACCGTCGTCGTCGGTGAAGGGCTCGCCTGGACCACCCCTGACGGAGCGATCCACCCATCGCGCGGGTGGATGAGGGAGACATCGAGGAGGCCATACACGAAGACATGATCTCCCATCCCTCCAGGGTCTCCGCTAAATGCCTCCCTCCTGGAGATGACACACATCGCGGCGCTGGTCCTCCCCCGCGTCCCGTCCCCCGCTGGGAGCTTGTCATGGGTGACCCTGACGATGTCTCCGAGCTCAAGGGTGACGGTCGGGAGGACTTCGACGAAGAGGACAGGGATGGGGTCGTGATACCGCTGGATGATGGTCTGGACCACCTGGGTCGCAACGTCCCGCCGCCTCACCCCTGGCAAGCGCAGCGCCATCGACGAAGACTCCCCAGGAGGCTGCCGCTTGTACTTGATGGTATCGGTCGCATTGATGGTATCGGCGTCCATCCCAGGTTCGGCATTGTACTCCAGGCTGATCCTGTCAATCGCATCGGTGAGGTTGCGGGAGTGGGTGACGCGCGCGGACCTCACTTGAGACTGCGTCAGGGTGGTTGTGGAGTCATACTCGGCGCTGTCCTGGAGGCGGACGACCGTCAGCTTCCCGTCACGGGTCGCCACAAGGGCGGACAGGAGCGGGGTCAGGAGCTCACGGAGGACTTCCCCGAGGCTCCGCCCTCCCTCCTCCACGCCAAGATATAGCGCGTCGAAGCGGATGCCGACCTCGTCCCCCCATCGGAGGATTCCGTCAGTGTCCACGAGGGAGGCGGGGATGCGTCCTGCGAGGGCGTTGATGCCCGTGTCATAGCTCCCATTGTTCCCAGCGGTGTCCCCGTTGAGGGTGGTCGTCAGGAGCTGGAGGACGAGCTTCCCTGGATGCTTCGACAGGGGGAGGGTGTTGTCTCCCGCGGAGGCGCTGTCCACGTTGGAGGGTGCGTCCCCTCGGGTCGTGAACACCTCCCGACAGGAGATGCTTGCATATGGTCCGAGGTCATCGGGGAGCGGGGGTCCTGCGAAGGTCTGGAGCTCCGCCGATGCATTGATGAAACTCGCCGCGCCGCGGTCAATGAAGTAGTACCTCGCCTTCACCACGAGGTCACTGCCGACCATGATTAAGGCCTGCGGTGGGTCCGAGCTCACCCCTGACCCAGCGGCGGGAGTCTTGTCCGATGTCATCTCGAAGCGGAGGCGCGTCTGACCTCGGGTGGCCGTGTCGATGAAGGCCCCCGAGAGCTCGCCCTGGAAGCGGTCCACGAGGATGCGCTGGTCTTCGATGAGACCCAGGAGGGAGTCCACGGCGAGGTTCAAGGTCAGGCCGGTGTCGTCCGTGTCCACATCTCGGAGGACTCCAGTCCACAGGACCACCTCCTCGGTGTAGGCGTTGGATGCATCCAGGGGAATCCTGACGAGCTGGACCACCCTCCCCGCCAATGTGTGGAGGGTCTGGAAGATCTCGATGTCATCCGTGGTGTCAATGCCGTGGGAGCTGGCCAGGGTCCCCAGCGCCCCGCGCGCGCAGGTGTATGAGAACCCGCCCACGATGGGAGTCTGCGTGGACCCATCGATGTCAATCCGCTCCCGCTCCAGGGTGTACGCGCCATCCAGGCCCCCCGTGTCCACGTTGATCGCGGTCTGCGTGGCCGTCATCGAGGCGATGAGGCGCGCGCTTACACCGTGTCGCAGTCGGTAGAACAGCGGGCGGATGGTGTCCGTGGCGCGGAGGGTGAAGTCCTGGGAGGACAAGGTGGAGCGCCCGTCACGGAAGTCCACATCCGCCGACAGCTCCGAGGGCCACATGAGGAGGCCGTCCAGGAGGAGGTTGTCAGGGTCCGCGGTGGAGGGGTCATCCAGGAGGCCGCGACCGTAACAGATGCGGTATTGCTTATCCGTGGCCGTGGTCGCTGATGTGTCTCCCAGTCCTTCGACCTTGATGGCGTGGAGATATCGTCCCATGTCACTCCTCCACGAAGGCGGTGAGGGTCACATCGTAGAGGAGGGGGTTCGTGCTTATCCTGTCGGCGGGGAGGCGTGACAGCCACTCGTCACGCGCTCCAGGCTGGAGCTGGACGTAAGTCCCGATGGCCCCGATGTTCGGGGTGTATCGGCAGTACACATCGGGGGAGATGCGGGACCACAATCGACGCAGCTCATCCAGGGATGCGTTGGGGTCACTCGTGGCGCATCCCAGGGCCGCGGCATAATCGGCGTCATCGGTCCAGTATCGGAAGACTGACGCGGCGGGGAGGGTCATCAGCATGATGGTCTTCCTCGTCACGTCCCCATACGTGTCCCTGGAGGTGGTCCCATCGGGGGAGGTGGCCGACAGGACAGTGGTCTCCTGGACCTCCTCGTCCCCCGCGCAGAGGCCAGGGTATTCATCGATAATCCAGTGGCCAGCGGCGCGATTCGTCGCGGTGAACACCGCAGGGTTCGCGGTCCCGCTTGTGGGAGCTGGCGTCGCCGAGGTGTACCCGAAGGTGACCATCGTGACCTCCCCTCCACTCAGTATCTCCAGGGAGGTCACATCATCCGCGGCGTCCCCTTGCGCTCGCTGGATGGTGTATCGCCCCTTGTAGTCTCCAGACTGGAGGACGAGGGTATATGTCCCCAGCGTCCCCGCGGCGAGCTCCGCCGCCTCCAGTTGGTCCAGGAGGTGACGCAGGAGGTTGTCCCCGATGGCCGCGCCGCTCACATCGAGGTCGTTATAGTAAGTCCCTGCCGTGGCCGTGCCCGTGACGGTCGTCGCGCCGACCGCGGAGTTGGCCAGCGTCAGCCTTATCTGCGTCGCCGTCGTGATCTCCCAGGGGAGGGAGAATGCGCATCGCGTGAAGTCACTCATATCAAGCTCCCATCCTTCGACCCAGGTATCTCGACCGGCGCTGTCTGGCGATGTCATCGATGATGGAGACCATCTCGGGCTGGATGCTCCTCCCGCCGATGACCACTTCAATATTGGTCACCATCGGACCATCGTCACCCGAGGGACGCAGGGAGCGATTGACCTCATTGGCGATGTCACGAGCTGCCGATGCGGAGCCTGCGCGACCTCCCCCTCCTCCCCTGTTACCGCTCCCCTTGCCTCCGAGGACACCGCTAAGGAATTGCAATCCGAGACCCGCCGCGATGAGGCCAGCGCCGACACCCCTCATCCCTGGCGTGACCAGAAAGCCCGCACCCATTTTGACGAAGAGCGACCCGAAGTCACCCGCGACGCGGGATGCGAGGTCGGCCATCGCATCCCCGAAGTCTGCCAGTGTGGACGCTCCTGCCGCCATCTCTCCCATCGCGTAGGCCACACTGTTCCCGAGGTTCATGAAGGACTGCGTGCCGAGCGCAGCGGCAGACGCGGCGATGTTGTTGATACCGGTGTCGAAGGCGGTTTGCTTCAGGTCTGCCGCTTCAAGCTTCGCCCGTATGTCATCAATGCCTTCGCCATATCCGGCCATTTTTGCGCGGAACTCTTCGACGGTGAGACCTCCCAGGACAGCGAACCCAGGGACAACCTCCGGAGCGAAAGTCATTTCCTCCGCCTCTGGCGCGGCAGCTCCCGCAGCAGTTGCTCCCGTCCTGTCTCGGTCCAGTTTAATCGCGGCCGCTTGTCCCCTGGCCTGTCCGAGGTTGCCAAGCATGTTATCAATGGTGTTGTTGAAGGACTCAATGTCACCGTAGAGGTCACCGAAGTCCTTTTTCATGCCCGCCATGATGGCACGAGCTTTACGGCCGGCCTCATCGGCGGACTCAGTCGCAGTTCGAAGCCTTGCCTTGAGCTCCGCCTCCGTACCGAAGAAGGCGTCCAGTGCCGCCGATGGCGCACCCAGCTCCTCCAGGCCAGCGCGGATCGCTTTGGCGGCGAGTATCATCATCTCTTGGGCCAACGCTGGTATGGACCCCAGCGCCGTGACGGCCAACGCAGCGAAGCCTCCGATCCCGAGACCAATGCCTTTAAATAGAGCCTGTATGCCCATGGCCGCGTTGCCGATATGCCTTACGCCTTCGAGGACAAAAGAGATCACTTCTCGCATTGAGTCCGCGATCTCTGACGAGTCCTCCAGGATGGAGTCATTAAAGTCCTTTACTTTCGTGTTCGAGGTCTCAATGGCGTTACCGAAGCCGATGACGTCCAGGAGGACCTGACCCAGGATGGCCGCGGTCCTGTAGAGCTCCCCCGTCAGCGTCTCCACCTGCGCGGTGTATTGCTGATTCGTGGCGATGCCCTCCGTGACGATGAGCTTGAGGGCTTGAAAGCCAGCGGTGGCCGCGGCGGTGCCGATGATGAGGCCTCCGATGGCCGCGCCCACTGGTCCGCTGGTGATGATGGAGAATCGCTCCAGGGTGTCCCCTGCGAGGGTCCCCGATGCACCCATTGCGCGGAACTTCGACGCGGCGTCCTCCAGGTCCACGCTCGCTCGGTCCGCGGCCTTGCCTGCGGTGTTGGATGCCTTGCCGAATCGACCCAGGGCATCCGAGGCCTCATCAGTCTCCGATGCCACCTCCTCGGCAGCTCCCGAGAGCTTCTTGAGGGAGTCCAGTCCCCGCACGATGACGTTGGCGATGATGTCAAAATTGGCCACTGGTCACCTCCGCTTCTTGGCGTCCTTCGCCCTCAAGTCTGACCACGCGGCGCGGATCGCACGCTGGATTAGGACCTCCCTGATGGGATGGTCATATAATGCCCCTGACCTCCAGGGACGCAACCCTCCCATCTCGGGACACACATCGGCGTGAAGGTTAAGATGCCATAGCACCCAGGGAGACACGCAGCGGGAGACGGCCGATGACGCTCCCGCTTTTATCAATCGCACTCCCCGCTTCACTCCCCCCGCTCGGTCTCGGTCAGCGAGGTCTTCCTCTGCGATGCGCTGGCGAGCTTGGCCAGCTCCTCCGCGGCGAAGCTCCGCGCCATGTCACACCTCCCCTCATGGTCCGCGTTGGCCCACCGTTGAGGCCAGTCACCTCCTCCCCCTGGATAGTAATCCCAGCGCCCCTCCAGGCGCTCGATGACCACTGAAGCTCCCACCGCCATCGCGGTAATGTTGTCCTTCGGTGTCTCCGCCTTGAGCGTGGCCAGGGCCTCCGCTCCTGCGAGCGTGATGACGGGGACGAGGACGAAACACGGATGGTCAGGGCTTTCGGGGGTAAAGGTAGCCTCATCGACACGATCAGCATCGAGGCTGGCGTAAATTTTCTCACGGCGCTTGAAGTAGTTCACTGTCAGGTCGCGTCCCTGTAAAAGGTGATGGCGAAAACGCCAGGGTTCGTCGGGGTAACATCGACGAAAAGACCATTCTGGGTTTGAGGGGGACCCGCATCGGAGGCGTAGTCAAACAACTGCGCGGGGGACTCACCCACCTCGGGGTCCCCGTCAGTGGCATCCTCGGGGTATTTGACCTCCACCTCCAGCTCGTACACGCGCCGCTTCCCCGCATCGGTGTGGTTCACGCCGACGATCTGAACGTAGCAGTTGACCGCGAAGAATGTAGCAGCGCCACCCGCGTCGTTCTGGTCAATCTTGAACCTGAACTCAAGGGGGGTCGCGTCGCGTCGCAGTGCATACGGGTCGAATGCGCTGGTGTCGTTAAGCTGCCCCTCCTCGATGATGATGGTCCCCGTGACAGGGCCAGCGCCCGCCAGGCGGTTCCGTTGCGCGCCGAGGCCCCTCTGTTCCTCGGGCTCCATGTTGCCATTGAATGACGCACTGACGATCTGGAAGTTCCCCGATGGGAACCCTGGGTCACCTCCACCGTACACGTCATCATTCGTGAGGTTCACGAGCTCCACCGTGGACACGCCGCGGTTCGCCACGAAGGGCTTGTCAGTGTAGTACGTGACCGCCTTCGTCTCCGACAGGAAGCCCTGATATGTCTCGCTCTCGGTGGCCGCCACAGTCGCGAGGCCGCTGGTCAGGTTCAGTTTGACCCGCTCGCCATCAATGATGGACAGCTCCCATCCTGCGCGCGCTCCGCGGGCCTGGAGTCTGTTGGCGTCAGCCCCATCGGCGGTGTACTCGTAGGCCTCAAACGAGATGGACTCATGAGCCGTGGACTGGAGGATGTAGAGGGCCACATCCTCGGTGACCGTACTGAAGAGGTCACGGGCGAAGCCACACGAGCGAAGCCACACATCGGGGTGAGGCGGCGTCAGGGCACTCGCGGCGAATCCATCGGGAAGCGCCATCTCCGTCGACCCGCTCCAGGTGATGCGCGTGGGACCTTCCACCGACCGCACCCCATGACGCTCGGGAGCCAGCGGCATACGCTGGATGTTGTCGCTGGCATACTGCCATTCAATTTCCTCGAAGAAGACAGCGTCAGCGCTGGACAGGGACTCCTTCGTCCCGCTTGTGGTTTCGACCTTGGCGAGCACCTTGCCGATGGCCGGGATGATGAGCTTGCTTTCACTCATTAGAGACCCCTTGCGTCCAGGACGCGCATTGTGATGGTGAATCGAGAATTGTATGCATACCGCGCGGGGTCCCTCCTGTCATACGGGACGGGGTCCATCGCGGTCGGTGTGATGTTATAGGCGCTGGAGGCGGTGGACGCGCAGAGGTATCGGCGTAAGCAATAGCTGGCGATCTGCTCCAGGAGCCCCGCCGTCTGCCACCCAGCGTCCTCGGGAGTCGGCGCGGGGTCACTGCCAGAGGAGGCCAGGACGAACCCCTTCACCCCGCATAGGATGGTGAGCTCATAATCCTGGTCCTCCACTGCCAGCGCCGCGGTCCTCCTTGCCTCGCCGACCTTGCGTGCGGACAGGAGGACATACTGGGTCGCCTGGACTGGGATGCGGTCCCCCTGCGAGACGTACACATTCCGCCCGTTGAGGGTCGCGCCATCCTGGCGTGCATCGGGCAGATAATCCGTCACGCCCTCCCCTGACACCGCGGCCCTCGCCGTATTGAAGTTGTCACGGATGACAGCCTTCGCGGCCTTGAGGAGCGTATAGTGACCTTGATTGATGACGATGGCCATGACCTCCCCCTTAGTATGTCCGCACGCCGCTA